CTTCACCTACACCTTGTTCCATTTAATTATCCTTTTGGAATGTTAAGTCCTGATGCACCATCACCGCCTACATTTGCAGCGGCTGGTTGCGTAACAAGAGCTTTCTTACCTTTTTTCTTGATACCTAGCATGGTAGAGGTAGTAGCTAATTCTGTGCCATCTTCTTCTTCTGTGCCTTTAGCAGCAGCAGTTACGGAGGTAGGTTTAGCAGTAACAGGGCTAGGTTTCTTACGTTTAATAATACCGCCCATATTACTCTCCTGTAGGTACTTGTACTCCAGAACCAGTACTACCTGTCTGCGTAGCTGTGTCCTGTAGCTGAATCTTCAGGCCTTTTTTGCCTGTTTTCTTTTTCTTTAGTTGCTCTGATGTTAGTTCGGTATCGTCCATCTCAATATCAGGAGTCTTAGTAACAGCCGTTACTGGTCTCGCTGGGGGTGGGGCTGGACGAGGTGTTCTTCCCATTAAACTTCCCATTTAATCTTCCTCAAAATCGTTGTCTTGTAATTCATGTAACTTCTGTATCACAGACTGTTGCCCCCTGAGGAAAGCTAATTCCTCAGAGGAAACCTGATTAAGCGGAAGTTTATCTGGATACAGTTCAGAAAGCTTTCTAATTAAGCCTTCTGTAATGTTATAATCGTTTCCTAAAACTCTCATTTTATTCAAACTTTCGCTAATAGTTACACTTTAGATTTCACATACGCCAGCAGTACAGGCTAATTCCTGAGAAGATGTAGTATTATCAAGGACTTCTGTGTACTCAGCAAAGTCAATTACAGGCATTTCTGCTTGTAGTTTCTTATACTCATCCTCTGTAACCTCTTCGTATGGTGCTTGTGCGTATGAATGGTTGTCATCCTCACGAGGTAGGAAGGATACACCACACACCTCATCCCAATGTTTCCATACCCATGCACCTACCTCTGCCCATTCATCCTCACCTACATAGATAGTGACTGATGGGTTGTGGTCTGTCCAGTGATTACGGTATGTGAGCCATAACTCTAGGTGTTCGATTGCGCCAATGTCGTGACGTGTCATACTATTAGAAGCAGAAGCCATAGGAAAACTAAATACTAGGTTCTGTGGATTGTACACATCGACTTCACATGGAACACCCTTATCCTGCATCCAAGTAGCTAGGGGGTCTTTAACGTCTGCTCGTACTCTACGGATGTAGTGTTTAGCATAGCGAGGGTGGATACCACTACCACTATTTACTAACTGTGACACAGTACCAGAAGGCTTGACTGTTGTGATAGCCTTTGATGGGTTGATGCCTAGCTTCTCTGCCCACTCCTTGTTAACATCACGAGTGATATTCCGAAGCTTCTCTAGTGTACCAGCTAGTACAGACTTCTCATACTCACCCTGCCCTGACATAATCTTGTGGTCAAAGATACCAGTAAGAGATACGCCTAGTAGCCTTTCTTCTTCTGAGTTCTTCTTCCAGTTCGGTGACAGATATTTGAAGTCCACAAGGGCTGATTGAATCGTCCCAATGATCGTTGCGATTTCGGTTTTCTTTTCGAGGTCTCCGACACCATCGGTTTCTCTGATGACAACTTCGGAGAGGTTACAGAATTGTCTACTTCTGAGACTGATTTCTCCACAGGGGTTTGTTCCAAAATCGCTGCGGCTTTCTCTGCCAATACTTTCTGCCTTAGCTTGGGCTGCTTCACGGTTGAATATCCCTCGTTCACCTGATTTAGATTCATACAATGCTGACCATTCACGGAGGAAGCTACCCATATCTGGCTTGTCTGTGAATGAGATAGAGTTATTAGCATAGCTACGGTTGACCTGATCGTTCCACCAGTTACCCATCTTAGCGTGACGCATACGGTCATCACTTAGGTTTGATAGACTAATCATAGCAGAGCGTCTTACCCCACCAACCACAACAGCAGCAGCTACCTGACACATAATGTCATGACACTCAAGGCTATTCAACTTACGTCCTGAAGCTTTCTTAAAGGTATTCACCGCAAACTTAAACAGGTTCTCTAGGGGTTCAGCACCAGAAGCACGTCCACCAAAGGTCTTCAGTCTAGCACCAGCAGGACGTACCTTGGATGTGTCCCACTTGGGTATCTCTCCAGCATACAGGCGGCTGATAATCTTACGGAAGGCTTTAGCCCAGCCCTCTTTACTATCACCAACTACCACAACCTCATCAGTCTCGACAAGCTCTGATGGTATCTCAGGTAGTTTACTAATGAACTGACGCTCGACTGAGAAGCCAACGCCAGTACCACACATAAGAACCATTAACGCTTCATCAAACGCTTTAGGGTCATCAACAGCAAGAAAGCTACAGTTATAAGCAGCAACATGATTTCTATCTAGTGCCTCCCCAGCAGTCATAATAGTACGCATGGATGGTACTACCTCAAGGTCATGGATGGCTACCTTAACATCCTGTCTCTCTGCTAGTACAGGAAACTTGTCAGTCATGTAGTTCCACCATCGGTCTACAGTCTCGCTCCATGTTTCTCTTCGTTCCTTATCCTCTAGCCACCTAGCGTAGCGGCTTACATGGATGTATGATTGATATGAATCCATTATCGGTTGTCTCCCTCTCCGTGTATAGTACCATCAATAGCACGTTTGTTTAGCTTTCTTAAATTCTCTTCTGCGATTGTTTGTAGTGACAGCCCACAGTCATGTGCTAGTGCTGCTAGATACCAGAGAACATCTCCCATCTCTGCCTGTATCTTTTCCTTCTGTTCTTCCAGAGGAATATTATCACGCATCATCTTCTTAATCTTTCCTACTACCTCACCAGCTTCCTCAGCTAGTCCAAGTGCAGGATAGGAAATAGCATACTTTGAAGGATAGACAGCAGTACGTCTAGCCTTCTGTTGGTATTCGTAAAAGTCAATCATGGTCATTCTCCTTCTTTAGCCACTGTCTTTCTTTTCTATTGTACCTTTGCTTGATGCGCTTACGCACACCACGTCTCCACTTCAGGAAGCGTTTGGTTTTGGTCAGAGCATCATACTCCTCAGCCTTTCTCATTGGCATCCGTTTCATCTGTATGCTCCTATGATATGTATGGGGCTTCCACCCAATCCCACATCGCTTTAACGTCTGCGTGTCCTAGACGATTCCCTGACTTTCATACTACCAGTTCACACCTTCTGTTTTCTCTAGTAGTTCAATCATCTTCTCCAAGTACCATATGGCTTTCCGTGCGTCCTCAATAGGCTTACCCTTCTTCCATAGGCGTGAGCCTGTGTACTTGATAACATTACCATGACAGTAGCTGATAGCCTCGTAGTCACCTAACACATCTACAATGTAGTCAATGGTTTCAATCTTACCATCAGCGTAGTGAGGTGGGCTATTAACCATGTCGGTGTTACCAATATCTTCCATCTCTTTAAACATACGCTTCATGTAGTCTTCGTGCTTTTCCATAGCTTTACCTCACCTGTATCTGTGTCATATTCACCATTGCGTAGTATCCTAGCAAGTCGTGCGTTCTCTAGTGCTACTTCTTCTGAGAGACCTTTGCTAATGAACGCTCTGACCACCGCACCCCAGCCGTCACCAAACTCAAGGATTTTCTCAGCAGTCTTCGCACCAACTGAAGGACAACCCTTGTAGTTGTCAGTGCTATCACCAGTAAGAGTTTGTACAAAGAAGTTATGATCTGCTTCAATCTCTCCGATTTCCACAACCTCTCCATCAATCCAATGCTTTGCTGGTACAGTCCGTAGGTCTTTGTCCTCAGACCAGATAATAGTGTCTTCGTTAGAAGAACCAAGTATTCCCAATACATCATCTGCTTCTAGTCCTCTGTAAATTACTGTGTTGTACTTCTCAGTTATGAATGTCCTAGCCCAGCCAAGAAGCATAGGTCTCCTGACATTACTCCTGTTAGCTTTGTAGTAAGGAGCAATCTTCTTACGAAAGTTATCCTTGTCTGACAGGGCTACGATACAGTCCTGCACAGGTGCTTCATTCAGTAGCTTACCTATTTGGTCTTCAATGCGTACCGCTACGTCAGCCTCATGGCAGTGTAGTGTCCACAGTCCATCACCCCAGTTAATAGGTGTCTCAGCAGAGGTAGCCGCCTTGTAAGCTATGATGTCACCATCAATGAGCAAAAGGGTCATCGTCATTCTCCTTGTTAATTAAGTTCTCTAGGTCTTTAATCTGGGTATGTGTCATAACTTGTATACCAGTCTTGACTTGTATGTAGTCTAAGTAAGACTCAACAATCCACTTGATACACAAGCACACAGTAATCCCAAAGAAGCAACAAGTTATTATCAACTTGAAAAAGAAATCAAAGTCCATGTTGGATACACTCCTTGGCTTGCCCTACTGACATCTTGAACCACTCACCCCTACGCTCTGCAATCTTCTCAGCAGCTTTGTGTGCATCATGTTCAGCCTTGCGCCTGTCATCTGTTGACACAGCATACATAAGTTTGTAATCACGCATTGGACTGCTAGTCTGATAACCATTACATCTGTCTTCTGCATCAACAGCCATACCAATCTTTACCCACTCAGGCCATGCTGAGTTAGTAATGATATACACCTGTCCCTCTTTACTACGTGTGTAGTTCTGAAGACCAGAGAAGGCAGCATCATCAAACGACTTGTACCTACCTGCTTTGTACAGAGGGTGTGTTTGTGGTACGTACTTACCATTGACGTACATACGATTGTCATTAGATTTATCATTATATTTCTTTGAGCAATCTGTACACTGTGTTCTTCCCACTAACTTCCAACTAGCAGACCAGTTACTATCTTCTAGCTTTACATCGCAACTGTTACAATTATCAGTGGGTGTCTGCCCAGTTTCTTCCGTACTTGTATTCACTGTCAAGTCTGCATCTGAATCCAAAGTGTTGTTCGACATCTCGCATTGCTCGTTGAATAAGTTGTCCTGTTGCATCTTCCTGTCCTTCCTTTACTAGTAGCTGTACTTCATCATGGATGAACGCCACAATCTGTGCGTCCAAGTTTGAGTTCTTGATGGCACGATTAATAAAGACGTACCATGTCTTACAGATTATAGCACCAGCACTCTGTAACAAAGTGTTTAATGCAGCGTGACTGTGACGGATAGGAATGATACGTCCATCCAAACCCTTCAACCAGCCTCGTTCCTTTGCAGCATCGGAGACAGCATCCTTTAGATACTTCAGAGCCGGAAGCTTCTTCAAGAATTTGTTCTTGATCTTACGTCCTTCTCCTGCTCCCTTGCCTATGATCTTGCCTATCTTCTCTTCACCAGCACCATACAGAAATCCGTAGATGAATGTCTTAGCGTTGTTACGAGTAGGTAGGCCAGCAGCTTCTTGGTTTGTGGTGTGGATGTCACCATTCAGTACCACGTCAGCGTAGCTACCGTTGTCATATGCCGCCATATAGTGTGCTAGGCAGCGTAGTTCCAAACCTGATGCGTCAGCACCAAGTAGACTGTACCCCTTGGGTGCGATGAATAGTGAACGACATTCCTTACCATACTCAGCACCAACACTAGGTACTTGTGCCATGTTAGGCTTAGAGTGTGTACACCGTGAGGTTGCAGCACCCATATGGTTTACCCTACCATGTAGTCGTCCGTTCTTCTCCATCTTCAGCCATGCCTGTTTGCCTGTGGCTAACTGACCAATGCGTTTGTTGAGTAGCAAGTACTCACTAAGCATCTTGGCCTCTGGCATATCAATACCAGACAACACAGTCTCATCTACCTTTGGCTCACCATTGTCGGTGTATGCCTCAGGCTTCCAGCCCCTGCTGATTAGCCTCTCACCAATCTGCTTACGAGAAGCAGGATTGAATGGGATAGTCTTGGTCTTAGTCTTTAACTCAATTACAGTAGGTTCAAAGGTACTCTGTAACTGTTCTTCTAGTTCAGCCTTCCTTGATGCTAGGTTAGTATAGAGTGTCTGTGCTGACTGTACGTCAAAGGGAAACCCTAGTCTCTCCTGTTCAAGAAGCATGGTGTGTATCTCTGTCTCCAGATCAAGCGCACCCTGACTAAACTTCTTCTCCACAATCTTTTGATACAGGCTCTCCGTAACCTTGGTGTCCTGTACGCAGTACTCATACATGTCGTCTGAGTATTCTGCAAAGCTCTCAGTACCACTATTGAAATCACCTTTTAATTCTCCTAGTCTTACGCCCCATGCCTTGAGACTGTGGCTACCAATCAGCTTCGCATCAATACGTCCCTGCTTGTGTAGCTTGAAGTCAATCTCTTTAACATCAGGCCAGATTGTTCTAGCGTATACCAGAGTATCAATCAGTGTGGCATCTGTCTCAAAGTTATACAGCTTGTTTAGTACTCGTAGGTCATAGTCAATAATGTTATGCCCTATCAGTACATCAGCCTTACTAAGAAACTCTAAGCCCTCACTGATATTGTCTGGGTCAAAGCCGTGAACTTCTCCAGTGTCTGCATCCCTTGCTATGATGCACCATACTTTAGTTACATCAGGTAGCAAGTTGTTAGCTTCTAAATCAAATATTAGTTTCATGCTCTGTCTCCGCAGTAGCTAGTTAAAATTCTATCTCGTCCTCATCAACCTCATCAAAGAAAGTTTCTGTCATGCGTCCAGTAGTTGTACTGTACACAAGCGAACAACATAGTCCTGTCTCACCAGACCAGCGATTCTTTAGTACCCTGACCTGACTAGTGTTTGGATTGTCTTCATCCTGTTGGTTTCTTTCCAGACCTATCACGATGTCTGATAGCTGACCAATGGCAGCACTACCACGCAACTGTGCCATGGATGTCTGTGCGCCATCCTCATGTCCTCTGTCACCAGACGGACGCTTGAGATGGGACACAAGAATTAGACCACAGTCTAGTTCCTCAACCAAGGCACGAAGCTTAGTCATAGTATTGTCAATGATTCTACGTTCATCGCCACCCTCCATACCTGATACGACAATGGAGATATGATCGAGAATGATGTATTTACAATCGCATCCCCTGACGAGGTATCTAATTTTAGATAAGAGATTATCGGAGTCAGTGCTTCCCCAATGATCGTATAGGAATACTCTACCTGACCCCACAGTATTGTCAAAAGCTTTTCGTAATTCATCTTCTGGTACATCCTTCTGTGTTAGGTGTAGTAACTGGTTCATCTCAATAGACATCAAGCCTAGACCAGTACGCTTTACGTTCTCTTCAAGGGCAATGTATCCAATAGTCTCTCCTGCCTTGACAATGTTGTGTGCCAACTCACGAGCAAACTGTGACTTACCAATACCACTACCAGCAGTAATCGTAACAATCTCACCACGTCTACATCCACCTGTCTTTTCCTGTAGTCCTGTGTATGGGTAGGCTATACTGAACTTGTCATCATCAGCTACAATCACATCCCATATATCAGTACCAGCAAGGATACCATCTGGACGGTACGTCTTAGCACCCCACATGGCATCAAGTAGTTCCCTTGTCTTACCCTCAACCAGCATGTCACTGGCATCCTTGAGAGGAAGCTTGGCAATCTTTACCTTGTTGGGTGGTAACACAGAGGCACACTCTAGTGCCGCTTGTTGCCCCTTCTCATCGTTGTCAAACATTAGGATGACTGACTCAAACTTATCCAGCCATTCTATTGACCTACCAATAGCCTTCTTTGCAGAGGCAATACCAGATGGCAGGGATACTACAGGCCACTTGTTGTCTAGTACCTGTGACAGGGACATGGCATCAAGCTCACCCTCAGTGATAGTAACCATCTTACCACCGTCACGCCATAGGTGTTCACCATACAGCCCAACCTTCTTCATGTTACCAGTAGCTACGAAGTCCTTGTTGGCATAGCGTAGCTTCTGTCCTTGTAGTTTACCTGTTGCATCACGATAGTTAGCAACCTGTACTGTCTGTCCTCTATACTCTGCTACACCGTAGCCCCAAAACTCACACGTCTTCTTGGTGAGCTTACGCTTCTTCAGTTCCCTGTACTCAACAGGGATGAGGGTTGTATCGTGAACCTCCATCTCTGTTGCTACTTGTTCCTGATCATCAGAAGCAGTGTAGGTTTCGCAAGAGAAGCAGTAGTGAGAGCCGTCACTGTATAGTGAGTTAGCATCACTACTGCCGCAATGAGAACAAGACGTGTGTCTTATGAACTCACTATTCTCTTCCATCAATACCTTCCTCTATAATGTCAGCCATCAGTCTGAGTTGATGAACAAAGTATATAAGAAACTGTTCATCATACTTGTCTACATCATCAAGCATAAGATACGCCATCATATCATAGTGTACCTTCTGCTTGTACTCAACGTCATCAAGGTATACAGATACACTCAGTCCACTCTTAGTAAACTCAGCGTTCATGTCGATGTCGGTGACTAGTTCTTCTTTTACGTCAATGATACTCATGCTGCTACCTCAATGTCTTCTTCTGGTGAATCATAATCATGCCAACCCTTAAAGTAGATTATATCTTCTACTTCCATACCTTCATCAAGTATTGATTGATAATGGGTGTGCATAGCATCGTGCATATCCTCACCTTCAACCCACTCAACTATCATGTGTTTGATTTTGACACCCTGACTATAATACACGTTGTTATATACTACTGTAAACTTTTTCATTATAACCATTCCTCTGGTATAGTTCCTTCAGACCAGACAAACCCCTGAAGGTCTGCCCACTCAGCACAAGTCATCTTAGTCCCATCCTTACGTTTCTTTGCACCCTGTATGGTTGCGTTAGCGTTCTGAAACACGAAGCGAATATCCAAGTCTGGATACTGTGCCTTGATTGCTTTCATCTTACGCTGTGCATCCTGCCTGAAGTACCCCTTCAACTCTACATACATAGAGTTAACTTGGTTCTCAGTGCCTAGCTTTAGGTCAGGTACATAGTGACGCTCCACATAATAGGCCAGTTTATCCGGCTCGTATATATGTGGAACGCCACGCTCGTTTAGGTCAGAGATGACTCGTTCCTCAAAAGTCCCCTTCGGCATCCGCATCTACCTGATCATCGTCAAACACATCTGACGCATCATCTTTAGCTACGGCTTCCGCTACGAAACCATCTTCCTCATCAAACATACCAGCACTATTACCGTACTCAACGAGTTCCAGTACCTGTACACCAACGAGACGGAAGGATACACCAACCTGTTTGGTTGACTGCATCATGTATGGCACTAGGTCAACAGCCATCTTGACAACAGACCCATTACCAATCAGCACATCCTTGATGGGATTACGCTTGGCATCCATCACAACAGGCGGTGAACCTGTCCATGCTGTACCATCCTTACGAGTACCGCCAGCGTTCTTCTTAGCCTTGAACACTAGGTTGCCAGTCTCGTCACCGTTGTCGTCCAACTCAGGTGCGTATGGCTTGCGGATGGACAGGCTTGCCTTTAACTTAGGGTTTGCCTTGACGTGCTTGTTAAACTCTGCCTCGCAGATATTATCAAGCTGTTCACATACGCTTGCCGCCTCATCCTCAGGGACAATTAGGTCAATGGAATACACACCAGCAGGATTGAACTTGGTGTCAGGTGTGAATACCTTTGCCCAACTTGCAGAACCTTTGATGATAATTCGTTCTAACTTCTTTTCCATTCATTACTCCAATCGTTTTGTTGAAATGGCTAGAGGGTAACTTTAGAAACTATGCAAAGAAGTACTCAGATTCAAGTACCCTCTGTAAGTCTAAAGTACCACAACTAGGTGGATGTGGTAGGTCACTCGTACCTAACACGTTACTTGCATGAGTACGCAATTCGTCTAGGACATCATGCTTCTCATACATCTTAACAAACTCCTCTCTCAGTATATCAGACAGCAGTGGCATCATAGTAGTATGTGTTCCATAACTATCATGAACCATAGCATAGTCTTTAATACCATAGCCAGAAGCCTTGTTAATTGTCTTGGTCATGGCGGCAGCATCTAGACTGTGAATAAAGTTAGGGCTACTACCAAGTCCTGTTCTTCTCTTGTTTACACTATTATCCTTGTCTTGTAAATAGGTAACTGTAAGTATGTCACCATTTAGGTGTGTCTTAATTCTCTTCTTGTTGGTTTCGTTGTACTGTTGAATGACTAGCCATCCTGTTGGTGTCACCCATTCCATGTACTTGTTCTGCTCTGAGTAAGCCTCGCCTATCTCCTTCACATAGTCCATGACTCTGGATGCCGCTTGGATAACATCAGAGATAGAGTCCCACACAAACTTAGCAAGGTAGGCACTAGCCTCGAAGCAGTCATCACCAAATACATTCTCAGCACCATCAGCAATGCGTTCCTTTAGTGCCTCCTGAATGTAGCCACGACAGGCATGACGTGTGCCAGAGTAGGGTACAATCATGACAGGTCTCTTGGTTATCTTCCTGTCAATCCCAAAGGCTAGACACTTCCGTGCTAGTTCTGTGTCGTCTGCCTGTAGCTTGGCTACTGTCTCGTCAGCTACCTGTTGGTATATGTCCTGAGGATGCTCAGTAGGTACAAGGTTAGTAGCATACCCACCACGCTCATCCCTGAGGATGGCTGACAGGTGTTGTAGTCCGTTACAGCTACCATCTACAGCGACAGGTAGCGTGGACTCATAGCCCCATCCCTGCTTGTTCAATGCGGCAAACTCAAAGCACCACGCAAGAAACTGAAAGGGTTTGTCTGCCTCAGTCCAGAGTGTGTAGTCGTAAGGGTTGGCTACAATCCTGTTGACCTCATCAACAAAGTTCCAAGCCCATGTCTCACGCTCATTCAGGGTTATCTTGTCGTTGCCGTACAGGTTAGCACCATGAATACACAACCACCTAGCATCATCCCAGTTCTTGATGGGCATACTGTAGGTAAATCTCATCAGAGACTTAGACCAGTCAGCCCCCTGTGGTGACATGAAGGTACTGCTTGCATACTTGCGTGAGCGAAAGTCATTCTGCCACACATAGAAGAACTCCTCATACTGGTTGTAGTCCTTGGCTACCTGTAGTGTACGCTCAACCTGTACACGCTTGCTGATTGTCCTGTTATTGAATGAGTATATCTCATTGCGTCTGCGTGACCAGATGCGGAAGGCATCCCTCTCATCCTCTGACATATCCTTAGGGTCTTTGTCAAAGGGATACTCAGGCAGTGGCAAGTCCTCTCGTGCTGGCAGTCCAGCCCATGACTGTCCACCCTCCCAGAGATTAAGCATAACCTCTAGCAGTTGCTGATTGATTGACCATGATGTACCCTGCAAGGCATTGAGACAGGCATACTCTTGTGATAGGTCTTGATTAGATAACCTTCTCAGGTGGTATTTCAAACTCATTTGCGCCTCACTATAGGTAACTCATCAATAATCTTACCATGATACCCACCACCAGTTACGCCTGTCCATTCCTTTGGCGTGATAATACATGGTGCGTACATGGGCTTTGCTGTCTCAGCTAATTCATTAAAAGCCTTTATCCATTCCTCTGTTCCTTCTGTTGCTACTACATGATTGACTGTCTTCGTACTCTTTACAGTCTGTTTAGACAGCCTGACAATACCTGTTGTTCTAATGATGACATCAATCATCCTAAGTCCGACATGGATACGCTCAGTCTTGTCCCATTCGGTATGCTTGTAGCCATCCTTGTTCATCTTGTGGGTTAAGCCATAGCGTCTGGCTGTCATACCCTTCTTCATTGCTAGTTTGATAGTGTTGTGTGCTATATCTCCCTCATCTGATATCCATCTGTCTAGTCTGTCCTGTATTTCTATGTTAGCACCAATGGTTCTAGCCACATGAAGCAGTACAGTCTTGCGTGAGAGGCTATCGACTAGGGATATACAGGCAATATACGCTACCTGATCTGCATCCATGTCCTTAATCAGTCCATGAGTTATGTCACGGTTAGAATTAGGATGCTCTTGTATCTCCCTCACGCCCTCACTGACGGCATCTATGATGCGAGATAGTATAACCCTACCATGCTTTGTTTGTCCCTCTCTGTTGCCCACTACAGCCGCATCTAAAGCCCTTCTAAATCGGTGGACACCACCAGTCATCATCTCTGCTTCTAGTTCAAGCTGATTTTCTAAAGTTACACTCATAGAGAGACCCCCCTTTTACATATACTTAAGAAGTAACCCAACAGAGGGCAACACAAGCATTAATACAAAGCCTATCATCTGTAGTGATACAGCATTATCAAGGTCTGTTAGTGTTCCAATAAGACAGGCACACAGCATAAAGATAATAGGTATCCATATAAACAAATCCATTAGTCTTCTCCATAGGTAAATACTTGTTCTAGTTCTTCTCTTGTGTAGTAGGATAGATAGGTTAGTGGTTCTTCTGACCACTGAGTGTTACAACCAGAGCAGTACCACTCAACCTTATCATCTACTGCATACAATGCTTCTGCTTCACCGTCATTACAGTGACGACAGACTGCTGTCCCCATACTCATGCTCTGTTCCCCTCTCTTGTCCTCATAATCTTACCATCCATAAAGCCTGACTTGTACTTCACATGGTACTGTGGTTGCTTGTCCTTGTTGTATTCATTCTGGTAGTCCCCAGTGTGATACCCTGCATAGTAACCCATCACATAGGCATCATCATACTCATTCCTAGTCATCGCTTAGTCCTTCCTTTACTGCCTTCTCAAGTAGTGCTGTTAGTCCTTCATTAATCAATGCTTGCTTTGCATCATCACTAACATCAAAGGTAATTGTAGCACTACCATCCTCATGTTCTACTACTTCAGTCACTACTATCATCATTACAATTCTCCATACTAAAGTAAATATACTTGTTGTCTACTGCTATGTTAGGGACATCAGGTCTAATCTCTCGCTTACCTACATAACAGAAACTGTAGCCTTGTTCTTGTTTGTCTTCTACATCCTTAAAGAATGTAGCATTATCATAACTGAATAAGGCTAGTGTTGCAAGCAATGTTTCAATCATAGTTCTAGTTCCTGTCTGTCAATACACTCTGATCCTGTTGCGGCATACCCTGCTAAGTCAATCCAACTATCCTGATGGTCAGGTGTCTCAACCAGACGAGCCAACTTTACCGCCGCCATCGCCATAACTACCTGATGTGGCTTCACATCAATACCTAATATCACTGTCCACATTTCAGCAATTCTTTTGTGGTTGATATACGCATCACCATAGTCACTACCTCGATTGGTTACAGTTGCTAGTGCTGTTTCTAATAGTTGTTGCTTCTTCATTACCTACCTCCACTATGTAATCCTAGTTCCTTCCTTCTAACTTCTGGATTAAAAAACTCTCTGTACTCCATGCGAGGCATATCAGCCCTGCCGCAAGGCTTGCCAAAGACTGCCTCGTATTCTTCTTCTAGCATCCTATCGGATACTCTTGCTGTGTGTCCGTTTAGTGCGTCCCTCTGTTTAGCATACAGGTCAGCCTTAACAGACCATGTTTTATACTCTGTGCTGTTACCGTTCCAGTCATGCTCTTGTGCTATCTGCTCACACATCTCAACACACTGTGCATATGAACGCTGATACTTGTCACTTGGTTTCATCAGTCTGTTCCTCCTCATCTATGCTAAAGCATACTACAACATAACCCTCATCCTCATCAGATATAAACCAGTCATCCCGACTAGGTAATAACCTTTCTAATGCTTGTAGTAATTCATATCTAGTCATTGTCCTGTCCCTTCTGCTTGTACCTGTGAAGCCTTAGCGTTAGCCATTCTATCACAGTCATTTCCCTTTCGTCAACAGGTAAGTCTTCTAGCAGTACCTGTAAGACCTTTTGGTGTAGTAAGTCT